ATGAGGAACAGCAGTACGAACAGCGGCGCACGGTGCAAGCGTACCTGCAGTACAACCCGGTTGTGACCCCTCCTATGCAGTTTGCACAGCCCCCTTACGGGCCGGTGACGGTCATCAATGTAGACGAGACTTACCCGCCGACCTAGATTACATAAGACTTTTGCGGTACCCTTGGTTACGTTTGTCAAGGGCGCGCGTCACACTCTGGAGCTATAGCGCATGACCTCTATTCCAATGAGTAACCTTATCGGGTCCGTTCCGAGTGTGCTTGGAACCGGGGGTAACCCCCTGTCACCGAACGGGGTTTTCCTCACAACTGACCCGTCTATCCCCATCGGTGTGGCGCAGTCCTTCCCCAACGCGGCAGCGGTTCAGGCTTGGTTCGGCGTCAATGCCCCCGAGTCCATCCTAGCCGGCGTCTACTTTACGGGGTTCACGACCGCTGACGCCTTGCCCGGACAGGTTTTCTTTTTCCAGTACAACGAAGCGGCGGTTTCCGCCTACCTTCGAGGCGGGTCCCTATCGGGGCTCAGCCTGACCCAGCTTCAGGCCCTGACGGGCACCGTAATCGTCGCCGTAGACGGTCGTACGGTCACCTCAGCCAACATCAATCTGGCCAGTGCCACGAGCTACGCGAACGCCGCGACGCTGATTCAGACCGGATTGCAGACCACGGGCAACGTCTGGACAGGTACGCTGACCACTACCGCGACTTCCGAAACGGTCACCATCAATACCACTACGTCGGGCATCCTGCACATAGGTGACGTGCTCGTTGGTACGGACATCCCGGTAGGCGCCACCATCACCGCGTTTGGCACCTACACGCCTACGGCGGGTACGGGTACGGTGACTATCAGCATGAATTCGACGGGTGCGGCCGGGCCGGGGGCGGGAAGCGTCACCTACCTTCCCACGGTCACGTATGACAGTCTGCGCAAGGCGTTCGTCATCGAGTCCCCCACGACCGGCGCAACGAGCACCATTGCTTACGCCACCGGTACGCTGTCGCCGGGTATCTTCTTGACCCAGGCGACTGGCGCGGTACTGTCGCAGGGTGCGGCGGCGGCCACTCCCGCCGGGGCAATGAACGCCCTTGTGAACTCAACTCAAAACTGGGTCACCTTCACTCACACGTTTGACCCGGACAGCGGCACGAACCCGCCAACCAACAAGCTCGCGTTTGCCCTTTGGACTGCGCAGAATTCGCCCGCCGGCCAAGAGCGGTTCCTGTACGTTGAATGGGACGCCGTGACGGCTGACGATACGAGCAACCCGCCGAACGGGAACTCATTCGGCTACTTGCTCGAACAGGCGGGGTATAGCGGCACGATGCCGAACTATGACCTTACCGCCGGTCAGAAGGCCGCCTTCGTCATGGGCGCGTTGGCTTCGGTTGACACCACAGTGACCGGCGGACGCATTACGCTGGCCTACAAGGGCCAAGCCGGGTTGGTGCCCGATGTGACCAGCGCTAGCGTTGCGGCGGCTCTCGCGGGCACGCCTACTCAGGGCGTGGGGTACGGTCAGGGCGGCAACTTTTACAACTTCTACGGCTCGTTCGCTACCGCGAATGAGTCTTTCCAGTTCCTACAGGCGGGCTCGATGCCCGGCCCATGGCTGTGGGTTGACCCCTACTTTAACCAGATTCTCATGAACGCTGACTTCCAGTTAGCGTTGGCTATGCTCGAAACCCAGGTTAAGAGCTTGCCGTACAACATGGCCGGAACGAATCTGTTGCGCTCCACGTTGCAAGTACCGATTCAGAAGTATGTCAACTTCGGTGCGATTCAGCCCGGAGTGCAACTGTCGGCTTCCCAGGCCCAACAAGTCAACGCGCAAGCCGGGCTGAAGATTGACGGCGTGCTGTCTACTGTTGGGTACTACCTGCAGATTCTGCAGGCTTCGGCCACGGTGCGAGGCTTGCGCGGGTCGCCGCCCATGAAATTCTGGTACACGGACGGCGGCTCGATTCAGTCGCTGTTGCTCGCCACCATTGACGTAGAGTAAACCAACATGGGAACAATCACTTCCGCCAACGCCAACGTCGTGCTTAACGTGCCCGACGTGTTCAGTGTTGGCCAGATTCTTTCAGGTTTCGCCGCTGACGATGCCTTTGCGCATGAGTCCTTCGACATGACCGAAACGCGCATGGGCGTTGACGGCATCCTGTCGGCGGGCTACACGCCCAACCCAAAGCGGTTCACCATCACCTTTCAGCCCGACAGCCCGTCAATTCTGGTGTTTGACACCTGGGGCGCGGCCCAAGAAGCGCTGAAAGAAGCCCTCGTTGCGTCCATGACGATTACGATGCCCAGCATTGGCAAGGCGTTCAACTTCAATGTTGGGTGGCTCAAGGGCTTCAAAAAGCTCCCGGACGCCAAGAAAGTGTTGGAACCCCAGGCGTACTCAATCGACTGGCAAGATATCCAACCCATACCGATCTAACCCCCACGCGCTGATATATGCACCATGCGAAAAATAGAACGGTTCACTATCACCTCAGAGGGCCGCGACAAGGGTAAGACATTCATCCTTACCGAAATGCCCGCAGACCAAGGCGAGCGTTGGGCGCTTCGAGCCCTTCTTGCGCTCACCAACACGGGCGCGGCAGTCCCGGAAGAAGCGCTTACGGCGGGCATGGCGGGCCTTGCCGCCGTGGGGGTCCAAGCCTTGGGCATGCTCAGCGCGCCCCAGGTGCAGCCCTTGTTGGATGAGCTTTGGCCGGCTTGCGTGCGAATTGTGCCCCCGAAAGAAGGGCTCATGCCGCAAGAGATTTTGCCCGGCGTCAACTCTCAAATTGAAGAAGTCAAGACGCGGTTGGAAATATACCGCGCCTTGCTCAAACTTCACACGGGTTTTTCCATGCCCGCCGAACTCCAGACTTCGGAGTCCCCCCAGGATTCGGCGGGCACAAAGCGCGGTTGGATTTCATCAATGTCCCACGCGTTGTTGCAACTCTTACGGCGAACCGGCTAGCGACGTTAGTAGAGCTTCAAACCGTACTGGGAATTGAGGATGCCTATAACCTGTTAGAAGTTTTTTCGGTTGAGAATCATAACCGGGCGAAGATGAAAGAGCATGGCCACCATAATTGACGCACTTGTTGTAACGCTCGGTTTAGACGGCGGCCCGTTCAAAAGGGCCGCACGTGACGCCGCGCGTGAACAAGCGAAGCTCAAAGAGTCGGTCAAGAAAGGCGGCAATGAAGTAAGCGACGCCATCGGTGAAGTAGCCCGCCAAGCCGGTTTGTTGTTCCTGGGGTTCGAGGGGTTCAAGGGTGCGGTGAACTTCTTCGCCGGGCTCAATGTAGCAACGGCTAACTTGGGTCGCTTCTCAAAGAACCTTGGCGAGTCCGCCCACGAAGTCAACACATGGGACTCCGCTATAGAGCTTGCTGGCGGTTCGGCTCAGGATGCCCAAAAAGACCTCATGGCCTTGTCAGGGTCTATCACTGACTTGAAGGCTACGGGCAACGTCTCATCTTTGCTGCTATTGTTTCAGCGCATGGGAGTGTCTATCTATGACGCGCAAGGGCGCACCCGGAAGTTGACCGACCTCTACAAAGAGCTTGGCGACAAACTCAAACAGTACAACCGGGCGGATGCATTTAATTTGGCGCAGCAAGCCGGACTCAGTGAATCGACTTTGAACCTGATTCTTTCCGAGTCAGCTGAACGTGAACGGTTGTTGCATCTTGCGGAGCAAAACAACGCCGTCAATGAAGACTCGGTTAAGCAAGCGGAAGAGTTACAAGAAACGTGGCGCGGTATCAAACAAGAACTTACCGGCATAGCCTTGGTTTTTTTGAGTCAGATTAGTCCGTCTATCAAAGAGGCGTTGGGTTGGGTCCGTAACTTCTTTGCTGGAGCTAAGGATAATGAAGGGCTTCGTTTTGCGTTAGATGTTATATCGGGGGCTCTTACTCTCATAATCAAAGGCGTAGAAGTAGCGTATGCGGGGTTCAAAAAGCTTTTTAGCTTGGCAACCCCGCAGTGGGTCAAAGACCTTCTGCCTTCTATAAAGGATACAAGAGAGGCTTTTGATACGTTCATTGAAACCGCTAAGGCGGAAGCCAACGAATTGATTGGAGGAGATGAAAAACCCGCAGCAGCTAAGCCCCCCACTGCTGCGGAACGCAAGGCGGCCCGGAATAACCCCGGTGACCTTCGTTTCGCGGGTCAAGCTGGCGCGGAAAACGATAACGGGTTTGCGAAGTTCAAGACGCTGGCGGAAGGTATCCAGGCTTCCAACCGTCAGCTTGACTTGTTCGCCAAGCGCGGTATCAACACCATTGACGAGATTATCGCCAAATGGGCTCCCCCTAGCGAAAACAACACGCCCGCATATAAGGCGTATGTCGCCAAGATCGTGGGGAAGGCCGTTGACGAACCGCTTACTGCCGCTGACCGTCAGAAATTGTTGCAAGCCATCTTCAACGACGAAGGCGTGAACAAGGTAGGGGGCAGCGACATTACAGCGGCGGTTGGGAATTCGAACGCCTTGGCGGCGGCTCGATTCGCGCAAGCTAACGCGGTACCGGCGGCGGGCGCTGCGGCCGGCGGAAACACGAACACCACGACCGTTGACATTGATAGCATACAGGTTATCGCACCGAACGCGCAGAATGCGAACGACATAGCGGCAGAGCTACCGGGCGCGCTGCGGCGTAAGGGCGTAGTCGCGCAAGCTGACTCAGGTATGAGCTAATGCCGTCCGTATTCATCCCAAAACCCCAGTTCCCCACGGTGCCCGCGCTACCGGGCGTGCCGCAGCTTGTCCGACAGTCGTTGCTGTCGGCTGAGGCTGCGTTGACTCCCATACAGGCGATTTTGGACACAGGGCTGTTGATTCGCGAGCTTGCTCTTTTGGCGGCTTCACGCCCGCAGACGTGGGGCATATTCGATTCTAACGGTAACCAAGTCATTTTCCCGGACAACATCTTTGCCTTTAGCGACCGGGCCGAGTGGCGGTTACTTGACTACCCCGTAGAGAATGGCGCCTTCGGGAGCTTCAACAAGGTCATAGTGCCGTTTGAAAATTCGGTGCGCATGACCAAGGGCCAGTCTCTGGCGGATCGTGACGAGTTCCTAGACTCCATTGATGCCATTGCGGGAGACACGAACCTTTACCAGATTCGCACGCCTGAGAAGTCCTACCTTAGCGTCAACGTGATGCGTCGCGAGCTTATCCGCCGCAGTTCGGAGGGCGCTTACTTCTTGGAAGTTGACTTGACCTTTCGTCAGATTCAACAGCAAACGCCGCAGTACTCCAGTACTTCGACCAACACCGCGAACGCCCAAAACTCATCCGCCATACCCGCAGTGAATCAGGGTAATGTGCAGCTTGTGCCGTTGACTTCGGCCGCAAGCTCTACCGCTGCGCAAGCGGCTTCCGCAATTGCACAGGCGCCTTTCTAATGCTTATCGTACCCCTAGCTGCGGTTGAGTCTCAGACGCTACAGTTTACCGTTGCGGGTCAAAACTGTCAGATGTCTGTTTACACAAACGACGGCTACGACCTAACCGACGTGACGCTGAGCACGCCCAAGTCATACTTGGCGGCGGACTTCGCTTACAACGGAATTCAGGTTACCAACACGCAAAATTGTTTGAACTTGAAGCGGCTTCTTGTGAACCGCCAGTACCTGGGGTTTGTCGGGGACTTCATGTTTGAAGACACGCAAGGGAACCTAGACCCGCAGTTTGCAGGCTTGGGCACGCGCTACGTTTTGGTGTACTTGGAAGCGTCAGACCTATGACCTCGTTCACCGTAAAAAACCTACGCTTCACGTTCACCCTTGCCAATAACGCGGTGTTCGAGACCTCCAACACCAACGTATTGACGGTGAGCGGTCTACGGGCTCGCGCGGTAATCAAGGGCGCGGGCCTACCTGCGTTTCCCGAAGCTGAGCTTACGGTCTATGGCCTGAAGCAAAGCGACATGAACGCCCTTACGTCGTTGCAGTTTCAGCCGTTGGCCATGCTGCGCAATTCCGTGTTGGTGGAAGCCGACAGCGGGCAAGGTTTCTCTAGCGTGTTCGCGGGTCAGATTATAACCGGCGGCCCGGACTACAAGGCAATTCCCGCCGTGCCTATGAAGATTCAGGGCCGCATGCTGGGTTTTGAGTCACTGAACCCGGCCACGGCTACGAGCTACACGGGAGTGACCAGTGTTGCAAACATCGTTGGAACCATCGCAACCAAGATTGGTTTCGTTCTGGAGAATAACGGCGTTACGGCAACGCTGTCTAACCCCTATTTTAGCGGTACTCTTGTTGACCAGCTTCGAGCCGTCAAACAAGCTGCGGGTATTCAGATGTTCACGGAAGGCAACGTACTGGCCATATGCCCGCCTGGAGTCCCCAGAAACCAACCGTCGTTTACTCTTACGCCATCGTCCGGGCTCGTGGGGTATCCTGAGCTTGATTACCAACGCGGCTACGTTCGAGCGAAGGCCCTCTTCAACCCTGCGTTTCGGTTCGGCGGCCCGGTCAAAATACAGGGGTCATCCATACCGCTAGCCAACGGTAGCTGGGTAATCGGTACCATCACGCATACGCTCGATTCGCTTACGCCCGGCGGGCAATGGTTTTCGGACATGCTGCTTTATCCGCCTTCGGCGGGGATACCGGCCATATCATGAGTCAGGTTTACGGCCAGCAGAACACGGGCACCACGGATGACGACTACAACACGTTGTCGTTTGTGTTCTGGCTTCTCATGCAAAAGGTGCAGACCAACACCTTGGTCAAGGTCCTTTCTTGCACCAACGACGGCGGCCTTGCACCCGTGGGAAGGGTGACGGTGCAGCCTTGCGTAAACCAGATGACTGGAAACCGTCAAGGGGTTCCGCATGGCGAGATATTCAACTGTTTGTATTCCCGGATTACCGGGGGTAAGAACGCCATCATAATGGACCCCGAAGAGGGGGATTTAGGCATGATGTCCTTTTGCTCGCGCGATATCTCGAACGTGGTAGCGAACGCCGGGCCGGCTAATCCGGGCTCGTTCCGTATGTTTGACTGGGCCGATGGTGTGTTTACGATGAACGTGCCGTTAGGCGTGACCCCCACGCAGTACGTACGGTTTTCCGACACGGACGGCATAGAGATAATCTCGCCAACGAAAATCAGCATTCAAGCCCCGGTAGTGAACATCGGTACGGCTGATTCTGCTACGGTGGATATCGGAACCAACACGACCATTGACGGTAAGCCGTTCCTACCGCATACGCACGAGGGCAACCCCCCAGGCTCGTACGCTGCGGGTTCTACTCCAGTTACGGGGAATTCGGGGCCTGTTACATGAGCGCACCTTACGACACCATCCTATTGGACACGGTGACATGGGACTACGTTGTAGACGCGGCGGGCAACTGGGCCAAGGCTTCGCCGCCTTACTCGATTGCGCAAGATGTCTCTAGCGCGTGTCGTCTCATCCTGGGGGAACTCTGGTACGACAGCACGCAAGGTATCCCCTACATAGACCTCAAAGGCAACGAGGGCCAAGTTATGGGGAAGGTCCCGCCGCTGTCGGTGATTCAGGAGTTTTTAGTGAACGCCGCGCTATCGGTTCCGGGTGTCGTCAAAGCGAAAGCCGTGATACAGTCATTCAGTGCGGCCACACGTCAGGTAACCGGTCAAGTCCAGTTCGTTGATGTGAATGGCAACCCCGGAAGCGTGAGCCTATGAGTGATACAGCAGTACCAAGCCCGCAATTTACCCCGACTGGGCTAGTCATCCCGCCACAGTCGGGCGTGCTCGCGGGCGTGCAATCCGACGTGAACGCCGCCTTCGGGGGCAATCTGCAATTCGGGACTTCGACTCAGCCCGGCGGTGCGCCGCCCCAGGTGCAACAGTCGCAGTCCTACGCGGCCATCATTTCCAACAACTATGAAGTGTTTGCGCAGTTCGTTGACCAAGTTGACCCGGACAACGCTACGGGCTTCATGCAAGACGCGATTGCCCGCATTTACTTCCTGAACCGCAACCCCGCCATCCCCACGGCGGTGCAACTTGTGTGCGGCGGTGCGTTGGGCACGCCTATCCCGGTAGGCGCGCAAGCTGAAGACACCAGCGGCAACATCTATGTGTGTACCCAGGCGGGCACCATACCCGTGGGCGGCACCATTACGCTTTCGTTCGCGAACATCGTGACCGGGCCTATACCGTGCCCGGCCAACACGGTGACCGATATTTACCAAGGCGTACCGGGTTGGGAAACAGTCAACAACCCTTCGGCGGGTGTCGTTGGTGCAGACGTTGAGACTTCGGCGGCCTTCGAGTTCCGCCGTCAGAATTCAGTCGCGGCGAACGGTAACGGCTCGTTGCCTGCGATCTATGGCACGGTATTCAAAGTACCTAATGTTATAGATTTGTATGCTACGCAGAATGTAGAGGATGACCCCATTGTTGTAGGTTCCACTAATTATACGTTGGTGGGCCATTCAATGTATGTCGCCGTCGTGGGAGGTGAAGCTGCAGCTATTGCACAAGCCATTTGGACCAAGAAAAACGAAGGGTCCAACATGAACGGTAACACGGCTGTTACCGTTACGGATACTAGCGGATATAGTTATCCGCAACCTACGTACCTCATCACGTTCAACATTCCTACTGCAACACCCATAAACTTCATTATAAACATTGTCAACAGTTCGGCGTTGCCTGGAACTATAATCACTGATGTGCAAAACGCCATCACGTCACAATTCAACGGTGAGCAAGGCGTAGCCCAAGCCAACGGCATCATACCGGCCACAACCGGCCAACGTGCTCGAATCGGTGCCTTGTTGTTGGCTGCCACGTATTACGGCCCGGTCGCCACATGCGAAGGCCCAAGTGTACCGGTGCAGGTATTGCAGATTTTGATTGGCTCGAATTTCGTAGGAACGGCTTCCGTAACCAACGGTTCCGAAGTGTTGACTGTTGTCTCTACTACATCGGGTTCACTGTCGGCGGGCACCGTTATAACCATGACCGGCGTACCGGCGGCCACTACGATTGTGCAACAGCTTTCAAGTAGCACCTATCAGTTGAGCGCTGACGCTACCGCCACGGAAGTAGCCATTGCGTGCACGGGCGCGGGAGGAACGGCGCAGCAGTTAGGTATTGACCAAGTTCCGACCATTGGAACCATAACAGTCAACTTGGTGTAGCGATGCAAAATTACACCGATACCTTTTGCAGTCAGTACGCCAACAGCCCCTCGTTGGCGCAGCTTATTGCAAACATGAATCAATACATGGACCCAAGGGCTAACCTCTTGGCGTTCTATAACTACGTGTGGAACGTAGACACGGCGCAGGGCTTCGGCTTGGATTACTGGGGCCGGATCGTGGGCGTATCGCGCGTAATCCCCATCCCAGGTACGGCGGGCTCGTTCGGCTTCGCCAACGAAGATTCTCCCCCGGACTGGCAAAACTTCGGCAACGGTAGCTCAGGCGTGGGCGGCCCGTTTTATGGCGGGGAGGTCACAACCGGCGGCTACAGCTTGAATGACGATTCTTATCGTACGCTTATCTTAACGAAGGCATTCGCAAATATATGTGCGACAACGGCGCCTTCGCTCAATGCCTTAGTGCAGAATCTTTTTCCCGGTAGGGGACGTGCGTACACAATAGATAAAGGCAAAAGTAACTCATCCGTAGGCGGCATGCAAATGGCTTACGTATTCGAGTTTCAATTGTCAAGCATAGAATATGCTATATTGGCGTTTAGCGGCGTGCTACCCCACCCGGCTGGAGTTTTAGTCAGCGTGATTGTAATCCCGACTGGAACCTTCGGATTTCAGGAACAGGGTTCGTTGGTTGAACCCTTTAATTTTGGTGTATTTTATCTTCCTTCCCCGAGTTAAGAAATGCCCGTATCAACACCACAAGTTTTGTTGGAGGCCATCGGGAGCAGTGCAGGCCCTGGGTTCATTACGAATCCTATGCCCAATACTCCTACCGGGAGTAATGCCGCTTCGATAGAAGGTGGATTTCCATCTATCACCATGGAAAGCGAATTGACCGGCGGACTCCCCCCGCTTGGTCAAGACATGAACGGATTTTTGTTTCTTATTTCGTCTCATACTATCTATGTACAGTCGGGGCAACTTTATCCGTACAACTCGACTTTGGCAGCTGCAATAGGGGGCTATGCTGTCGGTACAATTTTGGGGATGGCAGACGGGACCGGTATTTGGCTGTGTACCGCTGCGAACAACACTAGCAATCCTGATACGGGGGGCTCCGGTTGGGTTCCTCTTGCGGCATATGGATTTACTCCTGTTGCTGTTACGGGAGGTGTTACTAACTTAACGACCGCTGAGTCTAAATACGGCGTATTAGTTTTTAATGGAGTGTTAGTAAGCAATCAAACAATCAATCTCCCCACTAATGTGCAACAGTGGCTTATTATCAATGGGACCTCGGGTAACTTCGCATTGACGGTTAAGACTGCATCCAGTGGTTCCGCTGGAGTCATTGTACCTCAAGGGGGTTTTGGTTCCCCCGTAGGCGTGTACAGTATCGGTGACGGGAATATTTACCCTACGGTGGCCCCTCTTAATTTGCCCATAGACCAAAATCCGACGCCGTCTACGATAGTACAACGCACAAATGCGGGGTATGTACTCGCTACCTATTTCAATGCTAGCCAACCAGTGGATAACGGTACCATCAATACTGTTGTTACCACTGAGGGGGACGGTTTTTATCGTCAAAATTCACTGACTAATTTCGAAGGTCAGATGTTGTTACAGGGCATTGGAGGCACAGTCTCTAATGGCCAAGTACCATATAGTGTTGTGCAGCAATGGGTTTCAACATTTTTAGCTAATGCGGCGCTTACAGGTATTCCCACAGCTCCTACGGCGGCTTTTGGTACATCTAACACACAGATTGCAACTACCGGGTTTGCTAATCCCGGAGTCACAGTAAATTCCAATGGGACCTGTATCCCGCTCCCAAATAACTACAAACTCCAATTTGGAACTTGTAACCCTAATGGCGGTACTGCGGCGATTACTTTCCCCGTTGCGTTCTCATCAGCGCCCGCCGTTCTTGCAATTAGTTTAGCCGGTGCAGGAGTTCAAACTTGGCTACCTAGTGGTAACCCGCCGACTGCTGGCGGGGCGCACATTTCGAATAGTGGTGGCTCGGCTATTTGGTTCGCGATAGGTATATAACATGGCTGGTCAAGCTCAACCCCCACGGCTCATTGAGCCCTTTGCGAATAGTGCTACAGAGTGTACGCAAGCCGCACCTGTACCCGGTGGTAAAACCTTTCCCTTTCCGGTTCCATCTCAACAGACTGTATTGAATGGTGCGGCGTCACTGACTGACGGATTCGTACCGCTCAACATGACTAACCCCACCGATGGTGGCATACCACCATTTGGTATTGACATGAACGGTATCTTGTTCATCGTCAGTTCGTGGGCGGCCTACTATGCGGCCGGTCAGCTTCCATTTTACGATGCTACTCTACAGGGATTCATGGGGGGTTATGCTATTGGTTCTGAGCTAGCCCAAGCCGCCACTCCGTGGGAAACGTGGACTAGCATTGTAGATGCTAACATGACCGATCCTGATACCGGCGGGGCGGGTTGGTTATCTTCAGTACCATTGTATTCTACGGCTGCCTTATCCGGCACTAACGATGTAGTGTTGCCCGGAGTTAGTGACTTTGTAATTTCAATAAATTCGGCTGCAGGACCTTTTACTGGATTCGTGCCTCAACGTGATGGTCAACGCCTTACATTTTTGAACAAAAGTGGGGCTAACCTTCAATTTAACGCCCTAATTGGATCAGCAGCCGGACATCAGATTCTATTGTCGGGAAATACGGCTATTTCCAACAATGACTCGATCACATTCCAATATTCTCAAGGTGCGGGTGTATGGTACGCAATAAGCTAACCCTTTTAATTCTTGCTGCCCTGGTTACTTCGATAGCCAGTGCACAGGTATTGTTGAATCGTTTTGGGCCCTCCACTGGTATTCTTGTAGGTACCGCAGGAAACCCCGAAACTTCAGCCGCAACTGTTTCTACAGTAGAGACCGTTTTGAGCCAGAGCCCTGGTGTAGTTTTGGGCGGGGCTACTGGCGGAGCCCAGGGAGCAGGGTCGATTAATGCTACCGCCCTATTTATTAATGGCGCTCCTGTAGGAACCTCATCAGGTGCGGTTTCTAGTGTTGGTTTCAGCGTACCTAGCGGGGCGGGGTTAGGGGTTTCGGGGTCTCCAGTTACAGCTGCTGGGACATTGGGGCTAACCTTTCTTACAGGTCAAACCAATCATCTTGTGTTAGGGACAGGAACTACTGGCCAATTGGGTCTGATTGCCCTGACTGCAGGGGACTTACCTAGTTCCATAACTTCTAACACGTCGGGAAATGCCGCTACCGCTACAGCCTTAGCTACAACTCCTACTCAATGTTCGGCAGGTAATTTTTCCACAGGTATAACTGCATCAGGGAATGCTAACTGTACCGCTTTAGCCTACCCCGTGGGGGCCAATCCTACTGGGACCATTGGTCTCACGGCCAATAACGGAAGCGCTACCACATTCATGCGATCTGATGCGACGGCCGCCTTATCGCAAGGTATATCCCCCACGTGGTCGGGTACTCATGTTTTCAGTAACGCTATTACGGTTAATGGAGCCGGAACGTCACTGAAGGGGGCCGTTAGCATTACTGCTCCTTCTAGTGGTTCTTCTTTAAGTGTTACTGGAATTGCTAGCGCCATAAATATACTCAGTACGGTCCCAAACAACGCTACTGCAGCTTTCGCAGCTACAGATGGTACTGAAAATCTGTTACTTGGGTTGTCGGCTGGTGTAGCGTTCATAGGACCCTCTACGACTACGGCTTTAGAACTTCAAACCGGGGGCGTTACTCGATTCACTATCGGAACCTCAGGTGCGATGACTATAGCCGCCCCCAGCAGTGGGGTAGCGTTGTCTGTTTCAGGAATCGCCAGTCAATATGGTGCCACGATTGCAGGTTCTTTGACTGGCAATGGAATGTTTGTATCGGCCGGAAGCACTTCGTCTCAGATAGTGTTTGATGTGGCTAATGGCGCCCAAAGTGTTAATTTTTTACGCGTGTTTGGGGATGGCGGAACTGTAATGGGCTCCGCTACTGGTGGCGATGAAGGGCTCGGCACCATCAACATGCAAGGTTGTTTTGTAAATGGCGCCGCCTGTCTTACGTCTACTGGAGCCGCAGTTAAAACTGCTTCGGGAGTGTTCACTATAGGCTCAAGTTCTTGCACTATAAATTTGAATGGCGGCGGCATAAATACTTGTACTTTCAACTCCACCGGAGAAGTAACGGTGAATTTTACTTCCTCTTACTTTACGACCGGGGCAGTTTGTGTTTCCTCCCCCATTGACGCTTCTCCACCGAATTCTGCATCAAGCTCCGGTACTGGCATTACTAGTAGCGTTAATGTATTGATGCGCAATCCCAGTGGGACGTTAGTAAATTCAAGTTTTTCTTTGATTTGTTCGGGAAGCTAACAATGAGTCTAGACGAAACGAGTAGAGCTGTGGGGAGATTAGAGGCATCACAGGAAGCTACTAAATCCGATGTTGCTGAATTAAAAGCTCTTACCGCAGTCATGGATGCGAAGTTAGATAAGTTACTAGCTCGCACAGATCGTATGCGTTTGACTCTGAAACATTGGATTATTCTATTGGCTGGAGGCAGTATTGGCGGCGGCGGGATTGCCCATGCACTGAGGAAGTTACTCGAATGAACAGAGATCAAGTGATTGGAATACAGATACGGCTCGAAGGCGGGGAAGTCAACGCCAAGGGGGACCCCGGCGGCCATACGAAGTTTGGAATTACCCAAGCAACGTTGGATTCGCTACAGGGTAAGCCGCTCCCGGCCACATTGCCTAAGAACGTGCACGACCTCACCGAGGACGACGCCTATGTGATCTACCGTGCCGTTGACTGGGCACAGATTCACGGCGATGAGCTTCCGGGCGCATTGGCCGCGTTAGTGTTGAATTCGGCCGTCAACCAAGGTGAGCCAACGGCAATTATACTGTTGCAGCAGTGTGTTGGTTTACCCGAAGATGGCATTCTAGGTCCGCATACGCTTGCGGCCATCCAGACGTGGAAGTCGCAGTACCAGCCCGGCCAAACATTGGCGGAAGAGTTCGCGGCGCATGTCGGCGTGAAGTACGCCAGCCTATACGCGAAGGAAGGTCAATTTGAGCTAGGCTGGATGCGTCGACTATTTCGGGTGTACACTCTCGCGGTTTCTTCCTAAATTGCACGGAGATTTATTAAATGAACTTTTTGAAGTCCTACCTGTCGCACTTGTCCGGGTATGTTATTTCGGCGGCTACCATCGTTTCGACGTTGAGCCCCGGAACCTTTCCGCCCAAGTACGCTTTCGTCACTGCTGTCGCCACATTCGTTGCTACCGCGTTTTCCCACGGGCAGACTGTCCAGGCCAACGCCGGCTCGATTGTGTCCGCCGTGGCTAAGGCGGCGACTGACGCGGTGAACTCGGCGGCGGCCGGCGGCGTCGCCAAGCTGTTCGTGGGCGCGGTTGCTGCGGGTCTACTGTTCGGATTGCACGGTTGCGCTTCGGTGCAGTCCTTCATTGGAAGCCCTACCGGTCAGACCGTTGTCGTTGCGGGTGTGCAAGTCGGAGTCACCACGGCTGAGCAGAAAGGCGTTACAGCGGCGCAAATAAACAGCGTCGCTAAGGCTGTGCTCGCGGCGGATACCGGCGTATCAGCCACGGTGACGACCTTGACCGCTACCGTCAACAGCGCGGCTCAGAAGGCCGGGGTACCGCCGGGCGATATCATCGCCTTTCAGGTGCTCGAAACGGCCTTTGACGCCTACCTTGTCGCCAAGTACGGAAGCAATTCGACGGTAGCCAATGTGCAGGCAGACGTTGCGCTGTTCTGCAATACGGTCATCGCGGATACCGGGGGCTAGGACCATGCCAATCACACCTCGCCGGGTACACTTCGTTCACGGAATTCTGGACCCGGTAGGTGTCGCCGGCCTTCTGAAGCTGGTTCCCTACTTTCAGAAGGCCGGCTTTGACTGCCGTGTGCCCGACTACGGGCTTATTACGGCCGTTGAGACTCGCTTAGCCAACCCCCTTATCGTTCGTACCCTTCGGCCCTACATCGAGCCCGGTGACGTTTACGTTGGCCACAGCAACGGTTGTGCGATTGCCTATGACCTCGTGAGGGGTGAGGGCGCACGTCCGGCTGGGCTCGTGCTCATCAACGGCGCCCTGGAACGCGATATAAAGCTCCCTGTGCCGATGTGGGCGGACGTGTACTTTAACTCGGGCGATGACGCTACGGTTGCCGCCGTGGCCGCAGCGCGCCTTGGGCTTAGTGATCCGGTATGGGGAGACATGGGCCACTCTGGAGCGCTCCACGACCCGGAAGGGCGCATTATCAGTATCGATTGTGGCGGCCCCTGTAAATGGTTGCCCGTGGTCTCTGGACACTCGGACATCTTCACGGACGGAAAGGTAGAAGCCTGGGCCGGGTTCATTCTCGAACGCGTGCAAGCTCACCTTCGTGATTAGTACCGGGGCTCGTCAGACTTCAACGGGGTACCGTGGCCTACGGTAGAATCGTCCCCTCCATCCAACGAGCCCCTATACGCGGTGAGTTCGCGCCCTCCCGCGTAGTGAAGCCTTACGCCGCGTCACCCGTGAACACGTCGCCAACGAGTTCCTGGGCATCCCCACGAAGGGGCTTGACCATGACGTTTTTCTGTTTCTCTTCGATCAGCACGAGTTCCTTTTTCGCGCGAGTCGCCGCGACGTAGCAAAGGTTCCGCTCTTGCTGTTTCTGCCAAGGCATGCGAGCCCAACCCGCCGGGCACTGGGAAGCGTTCAGCCAGAACACCCGGTTAGCTTCCAAGCCCTTGCTCTTGTGAATCGTGGCCAACGTGATGCCGCCGCGACGTTCGTCAAAGAGGTCGTCAATAACACGCAACAGCGCGGGGATGGTGCGATTGTTTTCGTCCAGACCTTCGATAAGGAAGGTAACCGTAGCGGTCTTGTCCCGGATGGCTTCGGCTTTCGCTTCCTGACCCTTGGCTAACGCCTTCTCAGCTTCGCGCAAGGTGAACTCTTCGAGTTTGTCGACCAACGCGTCAATACCCTTGGCGTTTATTTTCTTGATGAGAGATTTGAGCCCTTCCCCGATATCCCGGCCCATCACGCGGGCCGGGATGCGAGCCTGTAGGAACTGGTAGGCCAAGGCAATCAACGGCCGGGTTGTGCGGCACACAATGAGGTCGTCACGGTCGAATTGCTCATGCTTCCAACCCATGCCTAACTCGGTGACGGTACCGGCGGGCGCGTTGGGGGCGGCTTCGATGTGGTCAACCCATTGTTTGGCAAAGTCAACAATCGAGGTCGCGCAACGGTAGGTGACGGTCAGCGGCAGTTCCTTGCAACCAAACTCATCAACAATCATCCTGATAGAGTTCGAATCGGCGCCACGGAAGCCGTAAATCGCCTGAGTCGGGTCGCCTACCGCGATGAGCCGCGCGCCCGGCTTCATGATTTTTCGCAGGATGGCGCGCTGTATGCTGTTGGTGTCTTGGGCTTCGTCTACGAAAACGTAGTCAAACTTGGGAAGGCTGATACCGTCACGCACCGCCATGTAGAGAAGGTCGTCAAAGTCCAGAATGGCGGCCTTGTTGGACCATTGCAAAAGCTGCATTGCAAGCTCAAGCGCGCGGTCTACGGTCGCTGACTCTGAGTCAAGTTCGAGGTCGTGGTACTCAACCAAACCGCGCCACACGTCAGGAATGTCCTGACACAGACAACCCACGCCAGCGTTGCGAGCAAGACCCACAAGGCGAACAATGAAATTCGCGTACAGTTGCGCATCGCGTTTGCTCATCACGTTGAGGCTGTGGCCTTCGGGA